TCGGCCTGGACCCCGAGGGGCGGATGTACCTCCTCGATCTATGGCGCAAGCAGGCGTCATCGGATCAGTGGATCGAGAGCTTCTGCGACATGGTTCTGCAATGGAAGCCGATGAGCTGGGCCGAGGAACAGGGCCAGATCAAATCGGGCGTCGGGCCGTTTCTGGAGCGCAGGATGCGAGATCGCCGCGCTTACACGGTGCGGGAGCAATTTCCGACCAGAGGCGACAAGGCCATACGGGCGCAGTCTATTCGCTCCAGCATGGCAATGAACGGGCTGTATGTCCCGATGAATGCGCCTTGGTACGCAGACCTGCGGAGCGAGCTGTTGAGCTTTCCCGCTGGCAAGCATGACGACCAAGTAGACGCGCTGGGTCTTGTTGGCCAGTTGCTTGACAGAATGTGGAACGGGCAGGTTCCGCAGCCGAAAAAACCTCCGGCTCCGAACACCGGATACGCCCCCGTTGAATCCGAAACACTAGCCGACGACTGGACTACGTTCTAATGGACACTGGCTACAGCACAGCAACGACACCGGTATCGGGACCGTCGTCGTCAGCGTCCGACGCTGTAGACGGTGAATCCACATTCTGGGGGCTTGGTCGCTGCAAGAAGGCTTATCTCGACTACCTGTACAACAAAACGCAGGAGATCGAGGAGCAGAAGTCCGCGCGCCGGTATTACCATGGCTCGCACTGGACCGAAAAGCAGATCAAGGAACTCAACAAGCGCAAGCAGCCTGTTGTCACGTTCAACCGGATCGGGCGCAAGGTTGACGGCGTTGTCGGCCTGATTGAGCGTCTTCGACAAGACCCGAAAGCATATGCCCGCACGCCTCAGCATGAGGAGGGCGCGGAGCTTGCCACAGCCGTTCTGCGCTATGTCCTCGATGAGGAGGAGTGGAAAGCCAAGTCTCCAGAGGTTGCGCGCAAGGCGGCGATTGACGGTCTCGCTGGCGTCGAACTCACCCTGACGCAGGGCGACGAGGGCGACACGGAAGTTTCGTTCGACATTGTTGAGCCGGATTCGTTCTTCTATGACCCGCGCTGTTTTCGCGGTGACTTCTCCGATGCCCGTTACATGGGCGTTGGCAAGTGGATGGACATGGATGCGGCGATTGAAATGTTCCCCGACAAGGCTGACGATCTGCGCCAGCTTGGGACATACACGTCGGAGCTGAGTTCGAACCCGGATCGCGAAAAGCGATGGTTTACCGAGGTCGGGTCAAAGCGCCTCGTTCGCCTTGTTGAGATTTGGTATCAGTACAAAGGCGACTGGTGTTACACGATTTTCACCGGCTACTCGATCATTGCCGAGGGCAAATCGTACTTTCTGGACAATAAGAAAAAAACGTTCTGCAAGTATGTGATGTTCTCCTGCAACGTGGACCAGGACGGCGACCGCTACGGGTTCGTCCGGAACATGAAGTCCGCACAGGATGAATACAACCATCGGCGCTCCAAGGCGCTGCATCAGATCAATTCCAAGCGCCTCCTGATTGCTCAAGGAGCCGTTTCCGACATTGAGGCGACGCGCCGGGAATACGCGAAACCAGACGGCGTTGTCGTTTTCCAATCGGCTGATTTGGCCGCTTCAGTGAAGGCCGAAGACCAGTCCTTTGATTTCGCCGGTCAGCTCAAGCTGATGGAAAACGCCATCTCGGAGCTGGAGAACTACGGACCGAACCAGGCGCTGGTTGGCGATCAGACAAATCAGTCTGGCCGCGCCATTCAGTTGCTGCAGCAGGCGGGTATGGCCGAGCTGGGGCCGTATATCCTTGGCTACAAGGGCTGGAAGCTGCGGCTGTATCGCGCCATCTGGAATGCAGTGCAGAAATTCTGGTCTGGCGAGCGATGGATTCGCGTCACTGATGACGAGGGCGTGAAGAACTTCATCGCCATCAATCAGCAAGGTCAGGATCAGGCAGGCCAGCCCGTCGTGGCAAACCCGATTGGATCGCTCGATGTCGATATCATCATCGATGAAGGCCCGGATGTCATCAACATGCAGGCTGACAGCTACGACACGCTGTCAATCCTCGCCAGCAAGGGAGCGAATATCCCGCCGCAGATTCTGATCGAGCTGTCTCCGCTGGAGAACTCGGTCAAGAAGAAGCTGCTCGGCTACTTTGAGAAACCAGACCCGGCCAAGGAAGCCGCTCAGAGGGCCGAGATTGAGGGCATGGCGCTCAAGAACGATGAAACAAAATCTCGCGCGATCCTGAACTATGCAAAGGCGCAGGAGATCGGCTCGGGCAGCGAGCCGGACGCGGACGATAGCGTGCCGCCGCAACTCAAGATCGCGAAAGCTGCGGCAGATGTCGAGAACACGGCGGCCAGCGCCCGCAAGAGCCACGCTCAGGCAAACAAATTGAATATGGAAACCGCTCTTGCCCCGCACGTCGCCGCTCATGAGGCCGCGATGGGTGTTGCTGACTTCGAACAGTCGGCGCGAGACAAGGCGGAGGACCGCAGGATGGCAGCGGATCGCGCCCCTGCTTAACGGAATCGTCCGCGCCACGATACGGCGCACAAACTACCCTTCGCACGCTTGCGGCGACACGCAGGCATACGTTCCGCCACGACACGGCGACAGGTGAAAAATGGCTGAAATTGACGAAGTATCGAACGAGGAACTTTTCAACTCTGCACTAACCGATGAAGCGCCGGACGTAGTCGAGCAGACTGCCGCCGACGAGGGCGATCAGCGCGCCCGTGACGAGCATGGCCGATTTGTCGCCAAGACAGAAGAGCCGGAGCCAAAGCCCGAGACTGAGCAGGCAAAGCCTGTTGAGGCAAAGGATGAGGCGCATGTTCCGTCATGGCGTCTGAAGGAGATCCGGGAAGAGCGCGACCAGCTCCGCCAGCAGTTGGCGCAGTTTATGGCGCGCAATCAACCCCAGCCCGAAAAGCCAGCCAAGCCTGACATCTTTGAGAACCCTGACGGATTCGTAAAGCAGGGTGTGCAGGAGGCGGTTGATCCGATCAAGGCCGAGGTCAATTCCATCAAGGAGCAGTTCTCCCTGATGTATGCGATCGACAAGCACGGCGAAGAGAAGGTCAACGAGGCGTATAGCGCGCTTCACAAGGCGGCCATCTCTGGTGATCCCGAAGCCCAAGCAGTTGTCAATCGCGTCAAGTCATCCATGACTCCCTTTCAGGAGATGGTGAAGTGGCACGAGAAGCAAAGCATCATTTCGGAAATTGACGGAGACCCACAGGCTTGGTTCCAGAAGCAACTGGAGGCCAAGCTGCAGGATGAAAAGTTCAAGGGCGAGCTTCTTTCAAAACTGAAGCCCGAGGCAGAAAAGCCCCGACCTGTTTTTAACGTTCCGCCATCACTCAATCGCGCGGCCTCCGCCGCAGCCGCATTGGATGAGGCGGGCGATTTGTCAAACGAAAGCATCTTCAAATTTGCAGTGAGCTGACGCCCGCGCAATCCAACGAAGCAAGGCCCGCCCAAGTGGCGGGTTTTTTGTTGGGCGGGTGACTCTCAGAAAGGACCACAATGGCTGTCTCTACCGTCCAGACCAACAACAAGCTGGTCAAATACACCCAGGAAATCAACCGCGAATACGTTCGCGAGAATATGTTCTCCCCCTACATGGGCGAGGCCGTCAACAGCATCATCCGTCTTCGCATGGAGCTGAAGAACGGCGGCGAACAGATGAACATCCCCGTCGTTGGACGCCTCACGGCTGCCCCGAAGGGTTCCGGCACTCTCGTCGGCAACGAAGAGAAGATCGACAACTACGGCATGCGTCTGTGGCTCGATTGGGCGCGCAACGCGGTGACCACCAACAAGGCTGAAAAGCAGCGCGATTCCGCTGACATCTTCGGTCAGGCCAAGCCTCTCCTGTCGGATTGGGGCAAGGAGCTGCAGCGCGACGAAATCATCGCTGCGTTGATGGCACTTCCGTCTGAATCCCAGCCCGCCAATCTCGGCTCGGATGCAGGCCAGCGCGTTAATGGCCTGATGTACGACGAGGCGACCGCAGGTCAGCGTAATACCTGGAACGCGGACAACTCGGATCGTGTGCTGTATGGCAACTCGACCGCAAACTACAACGCCACCCACGCCACTGCGCTTGGCAACGTTGACACGACCAACGATACTTTCACCGCGAACAACCTTTCGCTGCTGAAGCGTATCGCCAAAAACGCCGTTCCGAAGATTCGTCCGTTCAAGACCAAGGACGGTTACGAATACTTCGTGGCGTTCTGCGGCACCAACCCGTTCCGCGATCTGAAGGCCGATCTGAAGGTCATCAACTACTCGGCCCGCGCTCGCGAGGGTCGTGGCATGGACAACAATCCGTTGTTCCAGGATGGCGACCAGATTTATGACGGCGTGATCGTCCGCGAAGTCCCGGAAATCTCGCAGTTCGTCTCCAACGTCTGGACAACCCTCAAAACCGCAGGTGCGGCCTCGGCTCGTGTTGAGCCGGTGTTCCTGTGCGGTCAGCAGGCGCTTGCGATGGCGTGGGGTCAGATGGCTCGTCCGACCTTCCGTAAGGAAGACGACTACGGGTTCATCGCTGGCACCGGCATCGAGATGGCCTATGGCGTCGGCAAAATCTTCACCAAGCCCTCCGGCGGCACCAAGCTCATTCAGCGCGGTATGGCGACCGGCTTCTTCGCGTCGGCTGCTGACTAACCCCAGCCCTGAAAGGACATCCAAATGGTATCTACTCTTAACACGGCGGCTCGGGTTGCAGATCGCGGCCCCGGCATTTACGGCAGCGGCGTTCAGACCATTACTGCGAGCACATCTGCGGATGCCTCGTTTAATGGCAAGACCGTCGTCCTCACGGCTGCTGCGGGCCTCACCATTACGCTACCGGCGGCAACCGGTAGCGGCTGGCGTACTCGCTTCGTCCTTGGTGCGACCGTCACGTCAAACAGCACCGTCATCAAGGTTGCCAATACGACCGATGCATTCGTCGGCTTCTCGCAGATTGTCTCCGACAACGCTGCGGCGGTCCTTGGATATATCGCGTCGGCAGGCACCGATGACACGGTGACGCTGAACGGCACGACGACTGGCGGCTATATCGGAGACATCATCGAGGTCGAAGATATCGCGGCAGGCAAGTTCCTCGTGCAGATCGTTGGTAAGGCGACGGGCACCGAAGCAACTCCGTTCTCTGCGACTGTTTAAGGAATGGCGGGCGGTCTTCGGGCCGCCCGTTTCTCTTGTTGAGGGCCGCCAATGTCAAAGACCGCAGACAATCTCGTTTATGAAGCTGCATCGATCCTTGGCAAGGTGGTGGCTGGCGAAACGCTGGGCCAGCCTGAGTACGAGACGATTGATGGCAATATCGATCCTGTTTTGGCGGAGATTGAAGGCATCGTCTATATCGGAGATCGCGACGAAATCCCCGACAAGTATTTCCAGACGATTGCCAGGCTAGTCGCCATTCATTCTGCGGCGAAATTCAGCAACAGCTCCGTTGATATGGGAGAGATCATAAAGCACGAAAACAGATTGCGGTATTTGGCGGCTGGTGACCCAACCTATCAGCCACAGCAGGTTGAATACTTCTAATGGCTGATCTCACGCTTGCCAATTTAGGTGTGGGACAACAGAGGCAGAGCGCGCCAACGCAATCTCTGGCTAATCTCGGTCGCTATGGACCTCGGCAACTACCTGCGGATTACAATACTCAGCTGCCGATGATGGATGAATTTCAATTTCGAAATTGGCTTCAACAGAATGGCGTTCCATTCAATCCTGATGTCGGAGCGACAGACTATGACATGCGCGGCTTCTATCAAGCGGCGCAACAACAGCAACCCAGAGTTCAGGCGGCGGTCAACCTCATTGATAATCAGATGCATTATCCAGACCGCTTCAAAACGCCGCTGCATCAGTCGTTCTCGAATGAGAGCCAATGGGCCGGGCCGAATGCCCCACAATGGATTGATGAGGCGAGGCTGGCTGCCCCAAATGGGCGCGTTGTCTTTGACGAGCGTATCAGATGACAGCGGTGCCTTTCCCCGTGCTGTCCGCACCGGGGCGAAAGCCTCAGTCAGCGGGCGGCAGGCTCATCAATTGTTTCCCTGAGAAACTGAGCGGAACGGCTGGCGAGCAATACGTCTATTGGCGCGTGCCGGGACTCAAGTCATTCGGAACGGCTGCATCGGAAACGAACTATCGCGGATCGTTGCTTGTCGGCAGCACGCTCTATGCGGTGTATGGCAGCAAGGCCTATTCGTTCAGTTCGTCAGGCGGCGCGGGTGTTGCCCTCACCGGGACGGTTCCAGGGACTGCTCCGGTTATCATGGCGCGCAACAATGCGGCCACGCCTGACATTGCAGTCGTCTCTCCGGGCGATGGTGTTGTGCAGATCGCATCCGGCGCGGTGTCGTCATGGCCTGATGCTGATGTTGGCCAGCCTAATGGGGTGACGTTTCTCAAGGGCTTTTTCGTCTTCACGTATGGCGACGGGAAAACCAGAACGTCCGGTGTCAACTCAACCAGCATCAACACGCTGGATGTGGCGACGGCGGAGAGTAAGCCGGACACGCTCTACCGGCCTATGCCGCTCGGCAACGGTCAATTGCTGCTTGTCGGATCGGCCTCCACCGAAGTGTGGGGCGGGCAGGTCAACGACACGGGCTACCCGTTTAGTTACATCGCCACCATCCCGCGCGGCATTGTCGGTCCTTACGCGATCACTGGCGATCAGGACGGATGGGGCAAGGGCATCTATGCGGTTGGCGATGATCTGAAGGTATCGCGGCTCGATGGTTATCAGTTCACGCCGATCTCGCCTGTTGAGCTTGATACGCTTATCGAGGCGGAAACGGATCGCACTGCGATTAGCATTTCGGTCTATGTGGCGCAGGGCAGGGGTTACGTCGTAGTCCAAGGCCCTACGTGGTGCTGGGAGTTCGATACGGTCCTGCAAAGCTGGCACGAGCGCCAGAGCCA